ATTTATTTGTAAACGATACGAGCCGTTCGAGCTGTTGGAGCTGTTGGAGCCGTTCGAGCTGTTCGAGCTGTTGGAGCTGTTGGAGCTGTTTGAGCTGTTGGAGGTCAACACGCCCGCCGCGCTTACTTGCAATTATTCTTTTAAGATAAAGTCTTTTTCCAGTAATATCTAGCGTATTTGGCCACTTACTTATACCAAAAATTTCTTGCATAAAAGAATCAAACTCATCGTAAACCACGGCCATATGCATACTTCGAACATTATCTTCTCGGTCTTTTCCGAAAATGTAGCCCTCTCCATTATTACCAAATGACCAGATTATTTTTATATAAGCATTTGATTCTTTTTCGGCAAAGAACCGTTCGCGTGAAATCCATTCCGGCTCAAACGCCTTGTAATTATATTTACCAAGCATTGCATCTTTAATTAGTTCGCAAAGTCCTGTCCTAATTTCATTGTAGTGAAATTGCTTAAATGATTTTGATCTATTCTCAATCATGTAATGAGATACAGAGAAACCGCCTCCAAATAAATCGTAGAAATTATCTGCATTTGGGAAAAACCTGCAAATCTTTTCTACTAATTTAGTCTTAGATCCCTGGTAAGGGATTCCGTATTTAACAACAGAGCCAGCAGTAAGAAAAGCCATTACAATATACCGTCACAATGCGGACATTTGCGCTGTTCAATGACAACGTCTTCTGCGAACGGATCAAACTCAGCTCCGACTTTGGGAATATCCATTACAAAGTTTTTCATACCAAGCAGGTCAATGTCGCCAAGGTCAATTGTCTTAACATCCTCTAAAAACTTAGCCTCATCAAACTCAGCCCATCTAGCAATTTCGTTGTCAGCCACCAAAAAAGCAAACTCCATTGCTTCACTGATAAACTCTTGATAGTCGACTGGCACCTTGTCCAATCCAAGAAGTTTTGCTGCTAGTAATCGGCCATGACCTGCGCAAATAAAACCAGATCTTTTTGAAACTACAATAGGATGTCTCCACCCTTGGAATGACATTATTTTTGCAAGTCGTTCAATCTGTTCTTTTGTATGCTTATTTGCATTTTTAGGATTTTCTACCAAGTGGGAAACATCGACTAAAGATGTATATTGGCAATTAATTTTTATCTCAGACATTTTTCAATCCTTTTTGAATTACGAACATGATTCATCACTGTTGCTTTATTTATATCAAAAAGTTTTGCAATTTCATCTGCATTTGCAACTTTGTTTTTATAAAATTTATTTATAAATTTATGAGTCTCAAGATTTATTTTTGAGTTTGAATTATCAGACCCTAGTGACCAGTGTTTATTGCCAAGCACATCAATAGAATGTCTGATGTTTTGAGATCGCGTGCAATATTCTAAATTTTCAATTCTGTTGTCTGCCTTGATCCCATTTTTATGGTTTACATCAAGCGCAGACTCACCAAAAAATGCAGCAGCAACAAGTCTATGCTGTAATTTTAAACTATATTTTTTTTTGTTATTTATTTTTCCAACAAAAACATGGACGTTTATGTATCCATCTTTTCTGAAAAGCTCTTTTATTTCTAATCCAGTTTTTTTTGAAATTATTTTTCCGCTAGAAGTTGCGGAATACAGATCTAGACCAGGAATGTTTTTAGAATCAGCCACAGGCTAACCTCCAGATAAGAGCTAGCCACAGGCCAGCGATATATCTAGAGGCTAAATAATGCTAAAGTTTGATGTCAACCTGATTCGCAAGAACACCATCAAACCAGCCCTGGAATGTGCCATAACGAGCAACTATCTGATCGACGACTGTCTGGTGGATGCGCACAGAGCGCGTAGTTTTTGGAGGCCTGGCCCCGACTGGACGTCCTACTTTATTTTTAGAAGTCTTTTTCTTTTTCATGAGCCACCACCTATCACAAAAAGACCACTTGCCAACTAAAAAATCCGAGTCACACCAACGCAACACCACATTAACACCGACACAACAAAAGCATGAAGTAACAATAAAATACCAAGCACTTTAAAAAACATTTTATCCTGTAACATCTACCACGCCCTTTCTAAGACAACGATGGCATCTTCAATCTCAGCAATAATATTATTGCGCTCAGCAATCGATAGAGCCCAATCAGCTAAAAGCGTATGGTCACAATTTGGATTCATGAGCTCAGTTTGTATTTCAGCCAACAGATCAAGGACTGCTCGTTTGTTGTTATCTATTTTTTTGATCAGGATTTCTTTTGCATTCATAATCACCTCTGAATATATCGTAGCACGATAATCAAGATAGTGCAACACAATAATATAGAACCAAACAACCAGTGCCAAAATGAGACACCTAGACCATACACAACATTTTCTTAAATTATCTGAAATTCTAACGCAGCGATCCAGCCAACACAATCAACCACCAATCCTAGAACATCCTAAAAAGCCCACCACGCGATCAAAAATCTATCCCCACACCCAATATCAAAAACATATTATCTTTCAGCCACACCAATCCTGGAAAGAAAATCAGCCGATCAGAACAGCAAGACCAACATCAATAAAACAATCCAGACTGTCGGAAACTCGTTTGTCGTTTTTATTTTCACACTACCTCCAATATATTTTACATTTTCTTAGTAGCACCACTGCTACACAGTTTTTTTCTTTTACCTATTTCTGTTTTTAAATCCGATATCCGACAAAATAAAGAATAAGAGAATAGTATCAAATAGTTAGAGTGTTCGGATTTCAGTCGGAAATCGTTTTTCGAATGAAAAGCGACAGTTAACGCGCCGCTAATTTATTAACTTCTCGTGTTATTGCAACATTATCGAACACCGCGTTAAGAAAAAACCGCTCTCCACCCCTTGCGTCATTCTTTCTTGGCACTCCGAATCTGGTCGACAGGTCTTTATAAAAACCGTGTTTACCTCTCGCTTTCCTGCCGGAAGCTAAGCACCATGACATATAACGCTCATAGATAGATTTACCCAAAATGCATCCACTATCCCAGTCACCCGATGCAACTGCTATCGGAGGCTCCTCACCGCTGACTAAATCCTCAAAAAATAACGCCACTGAATCAGACATATTCTGCCAATCCTTGGTGGCTTTTTTAGCATCTAATGTCTGGTGATATTCGAACCCTGTGCTTATTAAATCAGCAAGCCCATCACGTGCAGCATCCAAAACACCGCCTGGATCATCAGCCCATATCGTGTCGGCATAGTCTAAAAACTTAGCTCCAGACAGAGTCTCAAGCCGCTTAAAAGACAAGATCGATACCCTATTATCGAGTGCTCCAGTGTTTCCCTCGTTACTCAGTGGCATCGTATTACAGCAGTAGATGTGCAGGAATGGCAGCGTAGCGTTTACATGGTTGCGCCCCTTCCTGTCGATATTTACCAAGCTCTTATCCCTTACCATTTTCAGTGTATTAACATCGAGCTCCGCATCGCGTGGCACCTCTAGCACGATATTAGCTATGCGCCCAATAGCTGGCTCCCATAGAAACCGATCGGTCGATCCACGCCGAAGCGCAGGCAGCACTGACGACACGTTCGACTGCCCAAGCAGGCTTGTGATTAATTTTGCTAGAGTCGATTTTCCTGAGTTACTATCACCACAGACAAAGAATATCCTTGGCACGAATGGCACAAGTGCAGCACCCAGCATTTGTTTAATAACACGCACGCCATCCTCGCCAATATCAGCTCGTCTATTATCTAGATATTTTCCAAATTCAGTCCCACGCTTCTCATCCCCTCGTCGCTCAAACCCGAACGGAGCGCAGTAAGACAGATAGTCAGACTTATTATGAGGCCGCTTATCAAGAACTATCTTTCCATCAGAAAAAGACACATGCACAGTGCAATCCATAAAATTGAATTTATTGCCAGAGGCCGAAAAGAACGAGTTGTCAGGCGGAGCAATGCTGATCTTTGAAATCACGTGCTCAACCAATGCCCTAACACGAGCTATTGGCATCTTATTTTCATAGGTCTTAATTGCAACTTTCGTGATCGTATCATAAAAAACGCCATGATCTATACGGTGCCAGTGCGTTCCCTTCCACTGAAAGAATTGGTCATTCGATTTACATAAATCAGGCGTCTGTCCGAGGATGTAATCAGCAAGCTCGCCTTCTGAAAAGTCGGCAAGCTCTGATTCATCACCTGAAAGTGACACGCGCCGAGAATTATTCAAAGCCATTTGTGATTTTGTACAATCAAATGGCTCGGCTCGAAGCTTCGGATTTACCGAATTATAGATCGAGCACTTTGCTGAGCAGTAGGATTTCTTGATCTCATCAAAGCAGCCATATTGATAAGCTTTTTTATCGTAAGTATCGAGCAATATCCGCTCGGTCTCACGCTTGCGCTCGATCTCATCAGCTCCGAATACACCATCAGCCCATTTAGACATGATCGAAAATGCTTCAGATCTACTCACGCCAGTGAGTCGCAAGTCATTTACAATACGATTTCCGATATCATGTCGATTAAAATTAACATTAGCTACACCAAGCATTGACTTAATACATTTCTTACCAGCAAAAGATGAGAACTTCATTGCCGAGTCATCAATCATCGAGCCAGCAGGTATCTCTTTCACGCGAGACTCAAAATTCTTACGAACAGATGGCCTGTATTCATTAATAGTACTAAGATCAGCAGTTAGATATTTACTAACAGGCCCTGGCTTCGGATGGGCGTACTCAAGATCTTGTTGGTATTTTGCAATATTTCTTATCCTATCCAGATCAAGTTCAGTAAATATGTTGAAACCAATATCAGTTATTCGCACTTTGTAGAGACCTGACTTCTCATTTAATGATCTGAATGCTCTGAATTTCCTAGTGAAGTCGTGAATTTTAATATCTACACACGGAAGCTTTTCATTAAGGCTATTAAATAAAGATCTAACTCTAAACTTAACAGCATCGCCGCTCATATCATTATAAATACCAACAGCCGAAACATTAACGGCCACATGAAATCCCTTGTTACCAGAAAAATAAACTTGATAATCAACGCCTTCATCAGTCAATACAGAGCACAGATTTTTAGTCTGATCAAATGCATCTATGCCATCATTTGTCTTTGAATCAAAATCAAAATGGACAGTGTCAAATACAGGAAATACAAACCCATCATATCCAACTAACGAATCACGATACTCGACATCATAAAAACAATGATAAAGTACCCTATTTTCTGGCAGTGAAATTATTTTATTCTCAAGACTTTCAGACTCAATTAAAATCGAAGAATTCAGCTTGCTATCTAAAGCCGATGCACAATAATTATACATATCCATTTTTGCCTCTATTTAATTATGAATCTTGATCGACAAGCATTTGTATTTCAGAGACACGTATTTCCACGCCACGACCAGTGTAAAAAGAGTGCTTGTCATGAAATAATTTTGTTTTTTCTGAATCTTGTTCTAATTCAATTTCAACCCAATCTTTATTAATGTACTTGGCATCTGTAAATACCATCTCTTCTCCAGACCTCAATACCATCAAATATCTCCAATGATCGCTGACAGCCTTTATTAAAATAGACGGCCAGTTTTCTTGCTTCATTATTTTTGCTTCGGATCTTCTGATGTACTCGGCTACACTACTGCTTGGCTCTTCTGAAAAAAAGTTATCCATAATATCTCCTGCCTGGATTTTCAGTCTCAGGACTTGTTTAATTGTTAGGTTTCACTATCTGCCAACAAAAGCCAGAATAAGTCGACCGAAAAAAGCCACGGCCCAGCGCGACGAAACACAATAATTTAGTCGACAAATAAGTCATCTTGCCACAAAACAACAACACAAACGCAACACACAAAGGACTCATGTAAATGCCAATAATCGACTCATTTAATATTGACGAAGCCATAGCAAATGGAAAGCCAAAAACAATACCAGCACAGATCTCACACGCAGAGGCAATTAAAATACTCGCTGAGTTTTTTGAGAGCCAGTGCACTATTAACGATTCCACTGGAAAAACTATAGAGATGCTATCACAACGAATTGATATTTTATCCAGGAGGATAGATGCTACCAACAACTAAAACGACAATTAAGAAAGACTTTCTTACGACCAGAGTATGTTTAGTTGGGAACGCCAAGGTAGGAAAGAGCACGTTTGCTAGTCAGCTTGGAGATAGCGTCATCTTTGCTGCCACTGAAGATGGTCATAATTTCTTAGAGGTTTTTAAAGTAGACATCAAATCATGGCAGGATTTTTCTAAGATGGTGACTGACCTCACGACCACAAAACATAATTTTAAAACAGTCTGCGTTGATGTGATCGATAAGTTAATCGACTTTGCAGAGGCAGAGATCTGCGCAAGAAATAAGGTGCAGTTTATCAAAGACATTGGTTTCGGAGCCGGATACACAGCCACAAAAAGATTGCTACTAGGTGAGCTCCAGAAGATCACAGATAATAAGTTGGGACTAACAATCATTACTCACGCGAAGGAGCGAGAGTTTAAGCAAGAGGCTACTAGCTTTACTGCGATGGCTACCAGCATGGGAAGATCATATGAGGAGTCGGTGCTAGGAATGATGGACCTGATCCTATACTGCTATGTGAACTCAGCGGGAAAGAGAATGGCCAGGACAAAGCCGAATAAGTACGTCATCGCGTGCGGAGATAGAAGCAATAAGCTTCCAGAGGTGATGGAGCTTGATGCAAAAAAAGTTATTGAGATAATAAATGGCTAAAATGAACGCCAACACAATTCCAAAAAATGCATTAATTGATTATATGTTCTTAAGGTCAAAGGAAAATAAAAACGGATGCATTGAGTGGACTGGGTATAAAAATGCCCAAGGATATGGTAAATCAATGTGGCATTATTCAAAAGATAAATCATGCCACAGATCAATGATGAGATTGATTGGATTTAACATAGAAAAAAAGTGGGTTTTGCATAAATGTGATAACCAATGTTGTATAAATCCAGATCACCTTTTTGTCGGCACGAGGCAGGACAATATAGATGATATGTGCAAAAAAGGCAGACAAAGATCAGGAGCAAAAAGAAAAGATTTTTGCCAAAATGGGCACAGACAAAATAAAGATGGATGTTATTTTACAACAGAACGAGACATGAAGGGGATAATTATAACAAGAAGAAGATGTAAAATTTGCACAAGAAAATATGAAAATAAACGAGCAAAAAAGATAAGATTACAAAAAAAGGAAAAATAAAAATGACAAACTACATGAACCGATTTGAAAACGTAGAGGCAATGAAATCAGAGCCAATGGAGCGACTTCCAGAGGGCACTTATAAGGCAAAGATCAGCGATATTGAAATCAAAGAGCAGGCTTTCCCAGAGGCCACAAAGATCTCTGTTGAATTCACTGTCGATGATGGTGAGTTCACAGGCAGAAAAACTTGGTGGAATACAACACTATCTGAGCAGACCACAGATAAAGCATTTAGTTTTATCAAGGGTCAGATCTGTAAGATGGCTGGTGTCGATAGCACCAACGGAAACCCACTGGACACTCTCACAAATGCGAGAGGCAATGTGTGTGAGATTGATCTTACTTACAAGCCAGGCACTAAAGATCCGAGCAAGACCTACGCTCAGGTCTACACAAATAAAATGATCCTACCATTCTAATCATTATCATCAAACAGTGGGCGACCATCATCTTTGGCCACCCGCTGCTTTGGTAAATCAGCCAGTAATAATTCAGATCTAGTTTCAACTGGAGCCGCTTCCCATGCGAAAAACAAAGCAGATAGATGATCAGCCGAGTCGGTCACACAGGCAAACCCTTTCGAGTCGATTACAGATATTAGAAATTCACGTTGCTGATCTGAGAGATTGGACCTCCGCCCACGAGCTTTCAACTCAACGGCAAGAAAAAACCCTTTCCGAGTTAAGCCTACAAGGTCAGGAAATCCTGCGTCTGCTTGTCCGCGCCGATAGCCTGAGTACTGAGAAGAGAGCACAGCCTTTGATTCGACAATTTTATGGAATAAACCTTGAGCTCTTAGCCATGCCACTACTTCTCGCTCTGTGTCTCTTTCTGGCTTTTCATTCGTTCTTTTTGGGCCACTCTCTTTAACCAGCTGGCGCTCATAAAACTTAGCCATTGCATTTTTAACACCGGAGTTATCATTCATGAATCAACTAGAGCACAAATTCTTTATCGAACCAAGGGATGAGCGAGAGCGCATTATCAGAGATAAAACAAATATCATGATGGATATGATATTAGATGGCCACAGTGTCGCCTTCGCTGCAAAGAATGTTGGAGTGAGCTGGTGCTATGCAGACAATAGGAAAATGATTCTACAGGATGAGATTTTCTATAATGTTTATTTGCAGTACATGGCAAAAACAAACAAGATCTACGGAAAGATCAGATCAGATGCCTACCAAAGACGAGGCTCTGAGTTTGTATCAAAGCTTGTGACTAAATTTAGGACTGCATAATTATGCAACGAGAGGGGAATACGATGATCGAATATGGACTTATATTTTTACTGTGTGTGGCGATAGCTTATCTTTGGGTAAAGCGAGATAATGCCAGATGGGAAACTGCGATCAATTACTCAAAAAGCAACCGCCTAAAAATCAGCGAGTCACAGAGGGCAATCGACGAGCTCACACACAGGCTTGGTATGGCAAATGATACGATCGATAGGCTTCGCACAACACTGATGAGCTATCAATCAAACTTCGAGGAGGACTTCAACGAGGTCAACAAACGCTGTGAAATGATCGAAGCCTCACAGCGCCGGATCTCAAAGAATCAGACTTATATGAATGGCATATTATCAGCCCCAAGATCTGTGCAGGTAAGCATCGTTGAACAGTCACCACTAAGGCCAGCAACAACAGATAAGAATTTCGAGACAATTAAAAAGCAGATGAAAGCATTGGAGAACTAAGATGGATCAAAAGTTAATAAATATCATTGAGATGATTCACAATCTATTTGCTGATAAAGACGCAAAGATACACGCCCTCGAAAAAGAAAACGCACTTCTAAAAAGCCGCCTCGAAGAAATTGAGATGATCTGCAAAGAGGATAAGAATGGCTAAGTTACAAAATTATGTAATCACATTTCTAGCCTGGATATTGATCCCACTAAATCCTCTGATTTGGTTACTGGTAATTATGCTTTTAGTTGAGTCTTTTATAAGGATTAAAAATGAAAAATAAAACTAGAGAATGTGACATAGATGAATTAAAAAAACATCTTTCATACAACAGTAAAAGTGGAATATTCAAAAGGAAAAACAAGTTAAGAATTGAAAAATATGGTCCTAAAGTAGGTGGAATTAATTTAAAGGGATATATTCAGATTCATATTTTAGGAAAAGTTTTTTATGCCCATAGACTTGCGTGGGCAATGTACTATGGGGAATTTCCATCAAATCAAATTGATCACATAAATGGAATAAAAACAGACAATAGAATTGCAAATCTAAGATCAGTATCAAGTCGTGTAAATATGCTTAACAGAAAGATGCATAAAGACGGAAAGTTACCAGGCACTATTATTAGAAAGCTTGCAATTGCGAGGAAGTGGACAGCAGCAATACAAATAAATGGTAAATATGTTTTTCTTGGAAACTATGTCACTGAACGCGAAGCTGGCGATGCTTATATGAATGCAATGCTTAAGCATTATCCAGAAGATTATAAAGTGATCATTGATCGAATTGCTAATCGAGAGGAGTTTAAGTGATGGCATCAGTTGTAAAGCTACTATGGCATGAGAAATCAAATTTTCTTGCAATATCAGATGAGAGTATAGGCTTACCATTGTTAACAATTCTCGACGATGAGTATGAAGGGATAAATCCATTCTATGCTTATCCGCTAGAATTTTTAAAATATTACTCGTGGATAGTGATTGGAGTTTTGTGATGGCCCAACTCCCAGAGAAAAATAAAAACCTAGGCGAGTGGTACTTGTATGAAGTCTGCAAAGAGCTTGAGCATGAAGTCGAATGCATTTGCGGAGACATCAACGCTAGAAATTGTCCAGTACATCAGCAAGATGAGGAGAGTGCGGAATGCACAACAGTAGGCATATAAAAGCAGAGTGCAAAAAAGCATGGGAGCAAGAGTCTAATAGAATTGCTGATATTTCTGCCAATAGCCAAGAAATTGATGAGCACAACTTCTTAGTCGCTTTCTCTGCTGGCTATGCCCTAGCAAAAAAGCAAGAGAATGAAGCTCTTAGTAAAGCGGTAGAATTACTAGAGCATAAAACAAAGCGAAGTAGTTATGATTGGTATGAAGGCGTATGATACAACGGCGCAGAATGGAAGAATGAAGGACAGATGATTTGCGCTAATGAATTGCTCGCAGAAATTCGCAAGATGCAAGGCAAGGGGGAGTTATGAGTAGTGAACTATCTGGACGAATGGAAGCACAAAGGCGCGACCTAGAGTCAATCAAGCAAGTGGTCTATCGTGAAATGATGTCAATCATCACTTTGGCAGAGACACTTGAGGCTAAAATATTTAATGAAAATGAGCAGACCCAGAGAGAGATGAGACAGCTTTGCACAGCAATTAAATCTCATGCTGAGTTTCTGAAAGGCTTTTGCGCATGACCAGCAAGAAACAAACGCCGAGAGAGGAATGGCGAGAATTACCATTTAACAAAAAGTATAAAGTATCAAACTACGGTAGAGTTTCTGGGCCTAAGGCGACTTCTTTTGGCACAAAACAAGGTAATGGATATTTTTGTAAAATTATAAATAATAAAAACTATAGAGTTCACAGGCTAATTATGCTCGCATTTTTTGGTGAATCAAAACTTGATGTTAATCATAAAAATGGAATTAAATCTGACAATAGACTTGATAATTTAGAATATGTAACAAGAAGACAAAATCAAATTCACGCATTTAAATTAGGTTTAAAAAAGCCAATCTTAGGCGAAAGAAATGGGCAATCAAAATTAAACAAAGCAAAAGTAAAAGAAATTAGATCTTCAAAAGAAAATAATTGCGCTATTGCAAGAAAACATAAAGTTAGTGAAGGCTTAATAAGACAAATTAAGCTGGGAGTTTTATGGAAAGAAGCCGCCTACGAAGCTGCGACGAAGGGCAAAGAATGAGCCCACAAACAATGCTTATGCTTTATGCTTTAATTGCAATCGCTGTTGTAATGATAATATTTGTTTTCATAGGAGCTGGTGGAAGTAAATGAGTTTAATTCTAGATAATGCTTACATGAAAATTAAAATAGATGACCTAGCAAAAGAGCTAGCAACCACACGCAGAGATAAATACACAGCACTAGAAGTTATAAATAAACAAGAGCAAGAAATAAAAATACTCACAGATACGATAAACAAACTAGAACTAGAGGGCAGGAAATGGGAAATTTCAGAATAATGGATGGCTCATCAGGCAGGTGCTTAGGTGGATGCGGAAGGCATATTATTTCACGATCTGGCATATGCGCAAAGTGTAGGACCAGATCTTGTAAGAAATGCAGTCATGAATTTACATGGAAGCAAATCGAAAAGGATCTCTGCGCTGATTGCGATAATAGCCGAAAGAAGCAAGGCCGTGCACTAGCTAATACGATCTATGGTTCAATATGAATTACACAATTATATCAGAGAGTGAGCTTCCACAGGGATCAGATCGCTGGCGCGAAGAACGTAATAAAGGAATTGGTGCAAGTGAAGTAGCTACGATCATGGGCGAGAATCCATATCAGACGGCATATCAATTTGCGCAAATTAGGCTTGGAATAATACCGACTCCAGACCTATCAAATAATTTCAACATCAAGCGTGGCCACCAGCTTGAGCCACTGGCGAGAGACATTACAAACCAGATCATTGGTGACGAGTATATCCCTTGCAGCTTCCAGAGCACCACATGGCCATTTGCTAGATACTCATCAGATGGATTTTGCAAGGCTACAAACTCACTTATTGAGATCAAATGCCCTGGCGAAAAGAACCACACGTGGATGATTGAAAATAGCCAGCCTATGCCGTACTATATCCCACAACTTCAGTGGGCCCTGATGATCACTGGATGTGATGTGATATATTTTGTGAGCTATAACCAAGCATTTCCAGAGCCGATCTTTATGGTTCCAATAAAACCAGACAAGAAATATCAGGAAATGATGTTAGAGAAGGTCACTAAATTCTGGAGTGATCTGCAAAATAAAATCCTGCCAGAGATGACAGATGCAGATTATGAGGATGTGTCTAGTAAATCATTCGAAGTGCTAGTCGCAGCCTATAAATCAGCAAAAGAACTACAAGCTTTAGCTAACGATGCGGTCGAAAAATCTGAAGCAAGAATAAAAGAAGTTATCGGCGAGAGAAATGTGATCGGAAATGGTCTAAGGATCACTCAAGTCGAGCGCAAGGGCTCAATCGATTATGCTAAAATCGAAGCTCTCAAGCAGCTAGATTTAGAGCAGTATCGAAAGCCAGCCAGCAAGTATCCTAAATTAAGTTTTATGAAATAAGGCAGCCACGGCTGTCGTTATCTGTCGACTCACTCAGCAGATAAAACAGCCGTGACTAATGGAAATGTGATCAAAAAATATCTTTACTTAAATAAGATTGCAATGATTTTTCCAGAGCCACCATCACCACCAGGGAATGTGCCACGACCAGCACCACCACCAGCGCCCGTATTAGCTCCACCACTGCCAGCAGCAGTAGATCCATCAGATGCATAACCACCACCGCCAAAATATCCAGCACCTCCACCAAGGTATATTCTTGAACCAAGTGATGTATTGTATCCGCTAGAATAAGCCCCTTGGTCTCCACCATCAATAGGCCCATCATAAGTAACTCCTGATCCAAGTATCTGAACTATTCCGGGAGCAATGCCTTGTGTTTTTCCAAGAATAGATGAGCTATAAAACTCAAAAGCTCCAAACGTATGGCCACCATATCCAGCTGGAAAAAGAACAGTGCCACTTGGCCCAGAGATAGTTGAATTGCTACCAGTTAAACCAACGTGGGGACTAAAACCAGATCCATTTGCACCAGCCCCGCCAGCACCGATTGCTACAGAATATGATCCACCTGGTGTAATCGGATAATACTGGATCGATCCACGTGCGCCCCAGCCACCATAAATGTTTCCTACCCAGCTACCACCTACATCAATATTCCCACCTTGGCCACCACCGCAACCAATTAATATTGAGTGATTTATCCCAGCTGGTGCAGTCCATGAGCCGCTCGAAGTAAATGTCACAACCTGGATGCCAAGATCTAGTAGGTAATTAATATTACCACCTAGCTTTGTCATCAATGCTTCTGTGATTGGTGCATCCTGCGCAACCTCGACATCATTTATTTTTTGTGCAGCGCCTACAATATCAGCCATAAAATCCCCTTAAATCATTTTGTATTGAGTCTTGCCATCTGTGAAATCTGTATCTCTCATGTAGGCATAGAGCAAATTTATTTTTAATGATGCCTCTATGTAAACACCAAGCTCCAAGTAATCACCAACCGCCATAGATAATGCCATTGGAGTTTTAAATGTAACCACATTTCCGCTCACTGATTTTATTATGTTTGGCTCACTCCTAGTGAAAGCACTATCTCGCATGCGGATATTCTCACCAGCATATCGTGACCACTTCTGCCCCTCGTTCTCGCCATACACAGATGCATAGCTCGACTCGATTGCTATTTGAGTAGTTGAAATCACAGTCTTTACTCGGCTCGATGGACTAATTAAACCATACCGACTAGCGGTTGAGAAATTAGTATCAGTAAGACTTATTGAAATCTCGCCTGTTTTTATGTCGAGAGATTTATTCTGTACTTCATAGAACTTAAGAGCTGGCGAGCGATTGCCGTCTGTTGTATTAACAACATTCAGTCCAGTGAAATCAGCAAGAAGAATGTCACCGACATCAATAGAGTATCCATCTGCAAACTTGATCTTAAGACCATCAATGTATTCAGCACCATATTTATATCTGTTAAGCCTACGGCGTGAAGCATTCAAGGAAATACTTTGCGCAAATAAATCAGAGCGCATCCCATTTGATTCAATCACTAGCGGTCTTGTGCCAACATCAATTCGATCTCGGCTTGTCGCTGATGTGTAGACTACTCCACCCTTATAGACATCAGCAATTGTCGCATCAAATTTATAAACAACAGTGTTATAGAAATTCTTACCTATGCCCCTGCGCACGCGAAGGTCTTTCGCATTGGTTATATTATCAGCCGATAGTGTCTTTATCTTTGAGCTTGGGATAGGGCCTATATGGTAGCCGACTGAGCTCTGCGCATTCTTTGGTATAGTAAACATCGATGCCGGTCTAAACAGCTGCTTCTCGATAAATTCTTTTCCAGTGATCGAGTCCTTAATTAAAAATCGATAAGAGAAGCTAGAAAGAAATGTGCGATAAATCCGCTCGTGCTCAAGCACATCCACTTCATCAGTAGCCATGCCAAGTCCAACTGGCCACACATCAAACTGTGATCTGATCGACATTAATGCTGCCGAGTCACTCTCGACAACAAGTGCAGCACCATCCACTACTACATAACTTCCTTCAGACGAGACCTCGATAGATGTCACTCGTCTATTGGTAAAATTATTTGCACCATTCGTGGCACCTGCCACACTCACATAATCACCAATGATTAAACCATAGTCTCGATTGGTTGATGTGGTCTCAATAAAAATAGAATTTGCAACATTTGTTAAGCTGTCTACTTGTACAAATTTAGGTGTAGAAATGTTCTCGATACATGGGCCATTCCATCCTGAGAGCATTATTTTCTCAGCCATCTTTACAGCATTTCCAGCAAGCATAAATCGCTGATCAACATTCACTCCACTTGAGTGAGCTACTGCTGCTGTCGCATTATATCCCCTAGTGCAACCAGTGAGAGTATTGGTTGAAATACCAGTGTATTTAATTATCTCATCATCAATCTGCACTAGAGTCTCAAGATCAGTATCTATCGCACCACTTGGGCCAGCGATAGTTGACAGGAAATTCACCGCACTCGTGAGCACAATTGAAGTGGCAGAACTTGTGATAGCTCCACTTAAAGTAGTCTGCTCTGGCGTGAATAGCTCTTGGCGTTTTTTCTGGTCTGGATGCGAGATATTAAATGTAACACTGCCAGCATCGGCTGTAATATCATCAATGATACCACGGTGAATGGTGATGAAATCATCTTTATAATTGGTTCCAACAAAGCCAAGCCAGATTCTGCACCTGCGCGCAAGCATATCAGACAGCACAAGTCCTGGAGTGATAAGCTTTGAGATCTCAAGATCTTTATCAACCAACACAATTTGCATTGAACTGATACCACTTGACTCACCTGTATCTGTATTTAATTGCTGAGTTATCTTTGTGCTGGTGCTTGATGCTCCGCCAGATCCGAAAGACATGAGTGATCTTTGGTTTTCAATCGGATTAGACCCGCCGATTGTCCAAGTTCCATCGATATAAAGATCAACATCACCTATTCGAACGAGCTTTAAGATGTCACTTGAGCCATAGATCTTTGGATATCCATCGATCTCAAGTACAATTTGTGGCTCGATACTACCTTTTGTGGTCGCATATTTAGCATTATCAGTTACTTCAAAAGCCATATTTAACCTCAAAAATTAAGTAGCTCATCCTTGAGCCAGAAAGCCCATCCTTAGCTACCTCAAATGGTAGCCAACTAATGCTCCGACTACAAGACCAGTGAGAGCCCCGTAAGAATACCACTGGATTGGTCTGCCATTGTCGATAATTTGTGGCGGCTTTTCAAGGCAAGACTGAAGCTCAGACTTGAATTGATTTTTCTGGTCAATATCCACCATCATTTTTCTGAAGTATTCATCTTTAACAATAAACCCACCAAATGATGCGCGCTCGCCTTGATTAACTACGCTTACGTTCTGCGCTCTTGCCATTTGCGTAAAGAGAATTTGCAGTGCGAGCAAGGTCATTGCTAGACATAGTTTTAATTTTAGCTTCTGACTCGAATTCGATTGTCCTAATTTTAGCACTAGCCGCATCCTTTTCTGCATTGATTATTTTCTTTTGCATAATCGTATAAATGTAAATCAGGCAGCCAGGGATAAGCACAAGCAAACATAATAGAATTATATCAAACAATCTTTGCATCTGGTATCGGCTCAACTAATGATGCCGCTCCTGTGACTTTAAGGCCACGCCACTCTCTGATTTGAACGTGCGGAAGCTCATAATAACTAGATCCATGAGCCCCATACCACTCTAGAAAATATGGAATTTCTGGAGCAAGCACATTTTTAAACCAAGCAGAGTCATAAATATCTTTACCAGGAAGCTGCACAAACAAATCAATCGCACAGTTGTAATTGTGAGCACTAAATCCATAGTGCGCACGCGATCTACCGCCATTGACTTTACTTTCTTGGTCTATAACTCCACGCCCAGCGCAAGATATATGAGACTCTGGGTATTTGGCCTGTAGAGAAATAAACCAACCACGCAATTGCTGGTTAAAATTTGGAAATTTATCAAATATCTCTGCGCACGCAGGACATTTTTTATTATTTAGATGCTTCATCTTTTACCTGATTCTTTTTAATCAAGCCAAGAATAGCATCAAGGATTCCATTATATTTCCAGTTAGGATTTGCGCCCATAACTTCGCTCACGATAAACGCAGCGACTGCTAAGATTACTTCCTTGTTCGCGATGATAAATTCCATTTTATCCCCCTTGGTTATTTAACTTTGATTGAACCGTAACTTTCTAATCTTGTTTCTTGTCGATCTAATTGCTTTTGTATGAGCGTTAGCTTGGTATCGAAAAGATTCGCTTGAGAAATTAGTAGCTGACTTTGAGCATCGATACTAGACGTTGCTTTGTAAGCCATTGTTTTAACCTTCTCGATCTCTTTTTGCATTGCCCCGAACTGTTCTCGAAGTGCTCGGTTCTCATCTGTGGTTTTATTGCTAAGGTCTTTAACTTTATCCATAAGAGTCTCTCGCTCTTTCTGTGCTCGCTCCTCATTCTTTTTTATGAAGAAAGTATAAACCGTCCAGAGCAGTCCGAGTGATGAGATCATTGGTCCTATGAGAGTCTCGAGCATTTGCATTAGTAGTTACCGACCTTGTGAATTGATAGCCACGCATAGTCTGAGCCATTACCTAAAGCCATTGTACCCGATATGGCCGATACAACTATTTGCATGGTTTCACCTGCTAGTAATTGAATATCAGTCGAGCCAGAACAAAATCCAACTGTTACACCTGTCGGGCTTTCGATAATTCTTTTGTAATAAGAAGCCCCCTTCATTAGGTAAACCATAAGACCGCCTGTATTACCTGGTAACAAACCAACTGACACATTTAGTTTACACGCAATGGGCGATGTAAAAACTCCAGTAGTTGGGTTATATGCTCCATGCGAATCATACTCTTTCAAATCAAAGGGTAGAGCTTGTGGAGTTGTAGTTATAGTAAGAACTCCGGTGTAACTATAGTTTGCTGAGATACTCTCACTGGCAGCAATTACCGAAGGGCCGGAGAGTCTATAGACTGATATGAATTGATTTGTAGAGCCACTTGTGTTTTGAGACACGTTGAATCTCAAATCAATGTATTCTCCAGCAAGCAGGTAAATAGAAAAATTATTTGCAGTTAGTGCGGTTGACGAGACATCACTAAGCTGATTTGTTGCTGATCCATTCTTGTAAAGAATAACAGCGCATGAGCTTGTAGCCGGAGCTAGGTTAGAGTCAATTATGTAAACCCCAGGAGTACTAGCAACAAATTTCCAACCTGACCCAGTAGTCACCGAGCTTGTCAGGTCATAGTTTTTAGTCGAAAAATCAATTGGCTGAGTTAGTGACGATGCTACAGCTACGCTAATGTTGTAGCTCGCTGCCACAACCGCACCGCTTGCTCCTACGCTTGCGCCGCCGAGTTTTTGAATATTTATTTTATTCCAAGATGGGTCTCCAGATACAGCCCACCCAGAACCAATATTGTGATACACTTGTACCGCTACCTGGTCACCAGAATTTAACTCGACAAGAACACTTCCGTTAGTCTGGAAGTAGTCATTAATAGATACTGTCATTTGATTTCTAGAAATTGAGGCATAGCCAGATACGCCATTTACCATAACCCAAGTTGATAAAAGTGCCCCAGGGACTAGGATACCTGGAGACATCTGTAAATCTGCTTCAATTTGATAAACACCGGACTCTTCAATAGTCACAATACCAGTTGTAGTATTTAGGCTTAACCCTTTAGAAAAGGCTAAAGTATCAAAAACCATTGTTGCAAAAGTTGTGCTGCTAACTGCTGTTGCTGTAGTTGACTTAGCTCGAAGCGCTACAACAGGTGACGCCGTATTAAGAGTCTGTGGACCAAGTATTAAGTTATCAACTTTAACTGAATAAGCAACAGCACTTGTAGATGCACAATGCAGTAACAACCGATAGCTTGTTGAGTTTGAAGCTGTTTGAAATGTGCAAGATTGCTTCATGTTGACTAAAGCATTTTGAATACTAAACCCAGCCGGTTGAATTACTTGCGCATTAGTAACGTCATAGATGTAACAAGTAAGATCGCCGTCGGCATAAGCACCCGAATCAATCGCATAATCAAAATTGATCTGAAGGACCTTGGCTTTATCTGCGCTATCGATAACGAAGTCATAACTTGCGCCTTCGCCTTGGCGATTTGCTGCATCCTTTGTTATTATAAAACTACCACCGCCACGAAGTGGGCTAGATGTAGTCCTGGTAAATATAAGTGTTGGTGATCCACCAGTCCCATCAACTGGCAAACTTCCAGCTGTATCAGCATAAGTTAACCAACCAGATGTATCAGCTTCAGCATTTTTGTTTAGTATATAATTAATTCCACCTCCGCCATTTGCATCAACATATCCCTTTGTCGCAGCATCAGTGCTGGCAGTTGGAGTGCCCACAGAAGTTATTTTATTTCCAACAACGTCAACATTACCAGTCGTGCCCCATGTAAATTGCGTTGATCCTGTTGTGCTGTAAAGTTCTCTAGCACTCCAGTCGATCGCATCAACTGCTGACACATCTTTCAGAAGATTTTGATTAATATTTACCGCAAGCGTTCCATCATTTCGATATATCTCAAGCTCATCATTTGCTGACAACTTGAATAACCCAACATCAGCTGTGTTGGTTGAGTTTCTGCCGTAATAAAAAGTATTATTTGCAAGTGCTCCACCGCCTCCAGCTCCACCGATAACGTGCCATCTTGCAGATGCAGCATCATAATATAGAATTATAGCCGCATGATTTTTTATCGTCATGACAGCATTTGTGCCAGTGTAAATGCGCTCCGCTGCGGTCGCACCAGTATCGTTATTTATATCAATCTGGACACCAGTCTCATTAAGCAAAACAATAACCTGCTCGTCTACTGGTGAACTAATTGCGTTCACACTAACAAGCGATCCATTTGTTAGAATAATTGCTGCCTTACTATTGTTGGTAACAGTTGCGCCAGTGCCAGTTGCAGACGACTCTGAGCTACTGCCAAGCTTTAACATGCCCTCTAAAAGCTGTGCTCCAAGCATTGTGTTATCTGAAATCTTTGATGCAAATGCATTGTTAAATGTTGTCGCATTAGCTGCCTGTCCATTTGATACGCTCACAGTTTACCCGATCTTTCTAAATGTTAAGATTCCAGTCTCGAAGTATCCAGGTAGCTTTTTAGAGAGCATCTCTTTTAGCTCATACCCAATACCCTTAGAGTCCTTCTCTGTAGACTCTAAAAGCATGACTTCGAAAGTATCAACATCATTTTCATCGTACATAAATTCAATATAGTTTTTAGACGTAGCATCCAACATGAAAGCATTTAGTTCGCTAACAGCAGATTGGTTATATCTAATGATAGGACTGTCGCTTGGGTTATTGTTTGCATATTGAATCGAGAATTTTATCATCCTCTGAGAGCCAAACCGCACTACTTGCACAAGACCACTTGCGGTCTTATTCACAGTGGCATCAACAGCACTCTCATTATTTGCACTCGGCAGATAATCTTGAACAGGAAACTGAGGTCTAAACTCATACCCACAAACTATAGAACCAGTTGCACTGGTAGCCAGAGTCGTGTCTGTCATGAATCCCATAGTCACTAGACAACTAAGCCCATTGGTTGATCCGGTTGCACCAAGCAACTTAAACGAGCCACTCGCAGTCACGGTGATAAATCTTGTCGACCTATCAAAAGTCACTGCATAAGCAAATGATCCTGCCGTATTAAGTGCTGATGAAATAGCTGCACAGAAATCCACAGCCGAATATGATCCGATGGCCACTGTCGCATTTAGCTCAGGTCCTGCACCTTCTTTAAATGAGATGTAGATGTTGCTCGAACTAACATTAAAACCACCATAGAATTTAGAGAATGTAAGTGCCATTTTATGTTGCTCCGAAAATTACGCCACCAGATTTAAACTGCTCATTCAAAATATCAGCAATGTAAAGTGCCGAGTCTTTATTGTTTAGAATATTACCTTGTACATTTACACTCACAGATGCAGCACTCTGATTTAACTGAGCAGCAGGAGTTGGCTGTAAAGATGGAGTGACTCCACCACCTCCACCTGCATCTGGTGAATATGTAGCTCCTCCACCGGATGAACCACCAGGACCGCCAGCTGATGCTATCTTTGCAATCTGTACAGCGGTTGCGATACCAGCAGCCGCAGCAAAAGCAGCACCGAGAGCAGGGCCTCCGATAGATGCTCCATTTTTATAAGCACCAACAACAGCCGCATATCCATCGATGGTTGCTTGAGCAAGTGCAGCTGCTTTCCCAATCGCTGCTAGCTCTTTAGAACCACTATCAGATAATGTGGCAAGATTACCAAAGAATGAAGAAAATCCAGCAATACGCTGCTTGAATGATGCATCTTCTATTGCTTTTAATTTAGATGCTGTACTAGTTGCAAGACTTGTTAACTTTGATTGCTTTTGAATCTCAAGGTTAACTTGTGCTTGTGCATACTGATCAGCAGTCATTGATTCATCATCAATAAATTTCTGATCTAATTGCTGTGACTGCAGATTGAATTGCTCATTTAATAACAATTCATTTTGTCTAGCCACAGCTTGAGTCATCGAGGCCTGATCGGCATAGTTCTGAATCAATCCAATTTTCTGCTCCTGTGCAGCAGTAAATTCAAGCTGTGCCTGTATCTGATCGGCCTGTATTTTTTGATTGGCCTGTTCTCTTTCGGCAACTTGTTGAACCGTTAGCTCAGCAATCTTTGAAGCATTTTCTACCTGTTTTGCAGTGCTCTCATCGCTTGCAATAGCAGCATTTTTATATTGTCCTTCAATTTGAGCAATCTCAAAATTGAGATCAAACATCCGAGCTTCTGTTAACTTTATGTTGCTTCGGATCTGATCAGAAAAAGCTGTGTTACCAGCTGCCTCAGATAACGCCAACTCAGATCTGTATTTTTCAAGTCGTGTATTTAAAAACCCAACAGTCTCTTTAAATGTATTTGCCTGCTCTTGAGTGCCAGCAGTTAAGTCTGTTTTTCCTGATGTTAAGTTTGTAAATGCAGATACAGCAGAAGCAGCTGCTCCAGCAAGTTTTGCTAGACCTGCGCCAATACTTCCATTTATAAGACTAGCAAAATTTTCCTTTGTGTCCTGAATTGCAACCGATAGGAGTTGCATATTTGTCTGAATTGGTTGGACATCTTTGCTTACGTTTTTAAATTTCTCTCGACCTTGCTCAAGAACTGCATTTAAAACAGCTTGTTGTTTTTGTGCTTGGCTAAGTGATCCAACAGAAACATTTAATGTCTCTGCATAATCTTTGTATGCTTTATCAGCATCGACAATAATCCCAGCTGATTTTAGTGCCCTTGTATTTCCGGTCTCAATCGCACTAGATATTGCAGCAAATCTATCTTCAATAGATCCGCCAAGTGCAAGTGTAGCAGTCCTTGCTAGGTCTAAAACCTCTGGTAACCTAGCAGCACTAGACCCAAGGTTGATCATTGATTTATTTGCGATCTGCAATAAATTATCTGTCGATACTAATCCACCCGCTGCTTTTTCAAGCCCTGCCTTTAGATCCTCACCTATAATGCCAGCACCAGCCGCAAGCGCATTGAATTGTAAATCAACCGCCTTCAGCTTTTCGCCTTCAACAGATAGATCAAATGCTTCTTTCAGAGCAATACCAATTGCTCCAATCCCAAGCAATACTCCACCAATGACAGGTCCTATTGCCTTAATACCTTCTGAAATAGATGATGGAAGCTCTTTGGCGATCTCATCACCTAACTCTGAAAAATGAGATCCTGTTTTTTCTGCTGTGTCTTTGGCTTGTTTTTCGATCTTTGCAAAACCAGTTGCAATAGATCCATCATCGAGGACAATTTTTACCGTCAGGTTGCTATCGTCAGCCAATTATCCCCCTAAGACTTTTGCAAGCTCACTGGTGGAGACTTGCCTTACAGGCATTATGCTAGATGGAAATGCATCATCGGACAAGTCCTTAAAAACCTTATCCCTGGTTGATTGTTTCATATGAGAAAAGTCACCAACTGTAATTAAATTTAACATTTTCCTAGACTCAATTACTGATATTGCTAACCAGAACTGATCAAAATCATCAATGGATAATTTCTTAACCTCATCCAAAGTCCAGCCATAAAAGCTGCACATCTTTGCATATCTAAATGATGATGGATCTAGCTTTTTTTTTCTGGCTGAGTGATATGTTTGAACAAATCAAAGAACATATCATCTGGGATTTTATTCATTTTATCGCGTGGGATATTTCCAAGCTGAGAGATATACTCTCGCATAGCGAAATAGATTTTCTTGTGGTCGTCTTTAATCTTTTCAACTGCATCAGAGTAAGCATCAGATTGACCTAGAGTTGGTGAGAATACCTTGTACTCGACACCATCGATCTCAATTGTTGCTTTCGGTCTTCTATCGCTGACTTTAAATTGCATAATTATGCATCCTCCACTGGACGGTAGCTATATCACTACCGTCCACTAGAGAGATATATTATGTCAAGCTCTGTGACCAGTCACCATAAGCCCATACGTTGATGGCTTTTGGCTTCGTAGTATCCTGGAATGCTTTGCATTTAACAGGCAGGAGCAAAATCTTCTCGCCAGAGAAAGATGCATCTGTCATGTCGATGTTACATTTCCAGAAAACATAATCGTTTGTTTTGTCGGCCGTATCGAGGCGCACAGGGTGTAGCACCAAACGAGCCTGCTGGATAGATGAGAACTTTCCAAGTGCTCCGCCACCTACCATTTCGTTCGATCCACCTACTGGCAAATAAGATGCGCCAGAGTATCTCAGGATCTTTTTGTATTTAGCAGTAGTTACTTCTTTCAAAGAGAAAGAAATCTCAGGTGATCCAGATGAGGTCTTGATCTGTCCAAGAACATCCGCACCAGTCTGGTGGGCTGTGATGTCAACAGGAGCTGCACCCAAACCAGATACTGAAATGTCACCATCAATGTAGCCCATGATTTCATAAAGATCGCCAGCAGTGATCAAATGAAATGCAAAGTTAGTCTTACCAGCAGTCGCCTGAGCATCATGCGCTAATGTCGCATACCCAGTAACTGTGTGAGTCAATGTTACTGTATAACCAGACACAGTAGAATCAAATCCAGTTACAGAATCAAGCACTGTGCGAAGTGCAGATGCTACAGTAGTTGAACTTGCAAGAGCAGAGATAGCAACAACGTGAGCTGTGTAGCCACTGATAGCTGGATCAACACCACCTGCTGCTACGTTAAACCATGCGTAGTGCTTTGCGCCAGCAGAGTCATAGAAGAAAAAATACTTGTTGTTTAGTGGCAGCAAAGCCGTATCACCGACACAAGTAATTGTTTGCACCTGAGCAATGTCCTCGCCCAAGTAAACTTCCATCGGTTCAATTTTAATATTCTCAACACCCATTGTGATCCCCTTTATTTTAAGTTAAATAATTGCTAAACTAATCAACGCAGTAAATGACAATGTGACCTTAACCGCATTGTCGTTATCGTCACTCAGGGCCGCAAAATTCACGCTGCCAAGAGTAACATTCTTAATAGATTGTCCCAGTCTATTCGAATTTTTCAATGTTTCTTTAACTAGCAGCTCCGACTTAAGTATGGCTTTATCAAGCCCCTCGACAGGCCTTCTAAATCCCTTTACCCAGAACGTCACCGTCACTGGGCAATCCATTTCCTGATCGCTCTGATTTAATTTACGTCCTGAAAAATTACCAAGAAGGACATGAAAAGAATTATCAAGAACAGTGCTCGCAACATTATCCTCATTAAATCCATCGTCGTGCTCTTTCATTCCCAGAGCAATGCATCTGGCTTTAAAATAAGATCGAACAGCAGTCATGCTCATCTGCGCACCAACTCTAGTGAGCGCATATCATACTGCTCTGTTGTGCTAAGAATACCGTCCTTATTGAAATCAAGTCGCATCTGGTTCATTGCCCGATTACGATCCTCGACTTCTTTGGCTGCATAGAAATTAGATTTATTCTGAAACACGTCATCAACTTTATTCGAAATCGACTGAAATATATTTCTTAAAACCATGTTAACTGACCAAGGCTTTAGCTCCTCAACGTCTAGCACTTCTGCCACCGTGAGCTTGCCACCATCGGTGTTAAAGATCCTGGCCCTATAGATCTCATCCATAATGCTCGCCTGTGCAAACCGATGAAAATCATTAAAACCAGTCTTACCATCTTTAACAAACTTTAGAATATCTGGCTCCTGAGTCGAGATGTCTCCATCTTTAGAAAATAAATTCTCAGTCGCTTCTGCCACCACGGTTATTGTTGCAGAGTTTGTAACTGCTGCACCATTTGTGGTGATTTCAATCTGACAAATATAATCACCAGCAGCCGAGTATTCCCAATCCAGCCAGTAGGTAGATGCGTCAAGAACATCAGACACAGTAAACCAAGTTGCCACTAATGAGTCAGGTCTAATTCTAACCAGTGTGATTGCAGCCTCACCTTGAGTTTTATAAGACTTTGTAGCATTGATCCTGGTCTTCTCACCGATCTGAATCTTTGCTTCGATCTCTAATTTGGGAAAAATAGCCAATCTAAACCGCCTTATTAAAGCATTGAGTATAGTAACATTTTGAGCATATTTATCTCCGATTGCAATGCATCTCTCGTGGCAATAAATTCTGCCATTGTAACATATGTTCCACTTGCACCAGAGTATGTTAACGTCACAGGTTTTCTAGATATTGAAAAAGATCCAGCAGATGGATAAATTATCCTTGATCCACTGAATAACGCATCGGCTCCAGCAACATCAAATGTTCCAGCGTCAGCAAACATATTGGCAGATTTAATCTGCCCAGCATCTATACCAGTAACAGAGAATGATCCAGATCCAGCCGTAATACTTGATGTCCTAATTGCATTTGCATCATTTAACAAAGATGAATAACTTGCTGTTGATATCTGCTGTCTATAGTCATGTTTCAGATTAGCTGGAATTGCACCTGCTAAATAAGATCCATTTGATATTGCAAACCTGATAGATCGAACTAGATTTACAGCATTACCAACCTCTGAGAATGAACCACTCAGAGCAGTTATAGCTATTGTCTTTTTTAGGTTAACCGAATTTCCAGTCTCGTTAAAGCTTCCAACAGATGCAATTGCGACTGCGCCCTTTAATATGTTTGTTGGACTACCTGACTCGGCAAATGCCCCAGCAGCTAATATCGCACGAGAGTACTTAATTAAATTAAGTGCCTGACCACTCTCTGAGAATGATCCATTATTATTTACTAACCTGAATGATTTTATTAAATTTGAATTATTCCCAGTCTCACTAAACACACCAACCGACAATGGAAGTCTTGTTGTTTTAACCAGGTTAATGGGCTGCCCGTCTGCCAAGTATCCGCCTGGTGATACATAAACTGTCATTGCAGATGTTTTAACTAAGTTTGCTGGTATGCCAGTTTCTAAATAGCTTGCCGATGCTATTGGTAAATTATAACCGCGCCTTAGTATAGAAGCATTTCCAGATTCTAAATATGTTCCAGATGATATTGGAACATTGTAGCTTCTTAAGAAGTTTACGCTGTTTCCAACTTCAGAAAATGATCCTGACGATATTATCGATCGAGATGATTTAAGTTGATTTGCATTATTTCCAGTTAGTGAAAATGATCCAGCTGATATCTGAGAAACATATCCAATAAAAATATTATTGCTCTGGCCACTTATCGAATATGATCCAACAGAAACTTGAGTGACTGCTGATCTAATCAAATTGTTACTAACACCAGCAGAAGAAAAAGCACCGACCGCCACCGCTATGGTGTAGGCCGTTGCTCCACTACTAACTGATGATAATAATAAACTCAATTCTCATATTCCTTTTTAATTATTCCCAGTAACCAGTGATGCCTACCGCGAAAGTGATCGCTCCAGTAGTTGTAACAGTTCCAAAGTTTCTAAGTGTCACTTGAAAGAACTCACCCGGTTGAACACATATCGGTGCACAAGTGTAGTCATCCTGTAAATGTTGTCCTTGAGCTCCAACCGCAGCAGTTGCAGCGTATGATTGTATACCAAGCGCTAAACGTCTTGGTGCCTTTGCTACTGCTGATTCTGTTGTTGCCAATGATACGTTTGTTGATCCATAAGCAATTCCGACTGCATAAATAACAGGGCCACCAGCAAGAATTGTTGTAACCACACCATCAATAACAATACCAGTTACATAAAGCGATTTACCTGGAAGCGCCGCCGTTCCAACTGGAACTTGGTAAGAGCACAAGATACCGTCTGAGCCAGCAGTTAAAGTTGGTAGTACGTTGAAGTATCCGCCAAGACCAACAAACTGAGCAGCAGCAGATACGTTCACAACCGCAGCAGCGGCAGCTGTTGCCGCATTTGTGATAATTGCTGTTGATCCCATCGTACCTCCGGTCTGGCCTTGAGTCGAGTGACCGCCAGTTCCAGAAATAACATGCCCCCAAGGCTTACTCATCGCTTGATCACCCCAAGTTACGTTCACGTTTCCGATTTTCATTACTTGAGCCGTAGACGCTGCAGTCACATTGTAATTTCTGAAAGCAACAGGTACGTTCATTGATGTTAGTGATGCACCTTGAGCTGATGGTGACTGGATCTCTCCATGTAGAATATTATCAATCCAAAACTCGACGCCTTGGCTATGCACATATATTAAGTAAGAGTGAGTAGTTCCAGCCGCTGGCAAAGTTAAAGCCGCAGTTTGAGTCTCTGATCCATTGTAATTCATAACACCATAAAACAGACCACCCTCTGTGAGCCTGAAAAAAGCACCATCAGTAGGAATAGCAGTAGTAGCAACAAGCATTGCTCCCCATTCACATCTATTTCCAGTTTGTGGTGTTGTAGATAGTTGGACTTCCATTTCAAAATATGTAGAATATTGCTTGTAGCAAGGAAAGTGACGATATGTTCTCTGATTGGCTACAGCAGCAGCGGCAATAGAACCCCCGGCATTTAGATTTGAAAACCCAGATGCAACAGTATTTGTCATGGTCGTAAGTGTTGTTGACCATAGAGCTGTATTCACAGCAGTTCCAGGGAAACACTCATTGAATATCATGTTATCTTGGCCAATGCGGAGTCTATAGTCGTCAGACACCTCAAGTGCCTTATTATAACGAGTGCCTGTCACGGTCCCTGCATCAATCTCTGAAGTAAGAGATGCAAATCCACCTTGCGCTTCTGTAATTGGAAGATTAACTTTCAAATTATTATTTACATCAACTTCGGCTACATTATTAGTAACGCTGCCTGTGACTTTTAAATTAAAACTCATATTCTATTCCCCTTTATGCAGTGACGTAGTGGACAACAAAGGTCCCCTTCGCTTCGCCAATTAATAAATCACAATTAATTATCATGTCAGTTGTGCTAACATATTCACAAGTAAATCTTCCCCAGTATCCAAGCAACCGATGATCTCCAGCAGAGTTGTCAACTGTTGAATCATCGGACTGAACGAAGGCCTCTTTGTGAGTGCCAATAGTTAAACCAGACAAACCCGTCACCGTTATCGATGCCGAGTCTGTTGGAGTAGATCCGAAATCTAATGTCGCTGTGCCAACTACGGTAGCCATCTAGACCTCAATTATGTGATTGTTAAAACACCGGCAGTCGCATCAAAATCGACGGTGAACGTCTCAAGATTTGCCAGAGAAATGCTCGAACCGTAATCAAACCAGCCAATCAATGGCTTCACTGGAGCAGTCTGAGTGTCATTATAAAGAACGACATATCTGAAAGGTCCAACTGCACCTGTTGCGGTAAATACAACGTCAGTAAAAATTGCCTTCAGCACACCAGATGTTTGTACGCATGATGTGATTGTTGTTGCAGTTCCGCCAGCCGCATAACCATTACCAGAAGTAATGTCAGTAATATCTGATTTAATACTGTTGGTTGCAACCGGAGCTGTATTTGTAAGCATAACTTTAAATGTGTCAGCTGATAAGTCGTGCTTCTTTTTTGCCAGGTCCTCAACAAACTGATTGAACTTATTAAATGTAGCCATGTGATCCCCTTATATTTTTTTAACTATAGGTTAAACTAGCGCGATTGTCCCAGATATTTATAAAATCAGGTGTCCCACTAGCCCATTGAAATTTCTTAACAGTATCAACTAACGTGATCTTTCTTATTCGCCACACAGATCCACTTTCAAGACTTCCAGGCTGAGCCCACCCTAGATAAGTAGTGCTTGCGTCAACTTCATCATAGAAAAACAAAAGGCCCTTCGTGCCATCAACAATCTCTGTCGCTGCACTATTGGCCCTCGTCGGTGATTCTACAAATTTACTTTTCTCGTTGTCTTGTGTAGCTGGAGAAATTGCCATTTAAACTATCCTCCATTTTTGATCTTATTAGATAGCTCCTGAGCAAGATCCACTTCTGAATAAAACCAAGCGTACCAAAATCCACCGACATTCTGAATATCAAAATATCGGTGCATTTTCTTAGCCCGCAAATTTTCCATCAGCATAGCTCTGCGAAGCCCTACATCAGACTTCGCCTTCACATAATTAGGAATCAATGCAGGGCTAGACTCCACTCAATTACATCTTTGCAATCAAAGGAGACAAACCAGAACCAGCAGATAGAGCATTGTCTTGCAATACTTTAACGCCGTACAACTGATCAACTACTGAAGTCACTGAGCCAACTCCGAGAAGTGGATTTGCAACTTCGCCATAGCTAGCTGCACGTTGGAAACCAATCGCAACAGCTGACTTGTCATACATATAAACTTTTCCAGCAGCAAGACCTGGCTTAACGATAACTGGTACACCGTAAATCATACCGAACACGCCAGTAGAAATCGGAGTCGCACCGTTGAAACCGATAGCATCAGCGCGGATGAAGTTAGCAATTTGTAACATTGCCTTCTTCTGATCAACACCAACAACCAATGACAACTCATTCATGTTTGCGTAGTTGCCTTCTAGGTATGCAAGCATATCTAAAAGAACTGCCTCAGTAACAGTAGTCAAAGCGCCTTGGTTGTAACCAGCTCCTGCTTCTACAGCAGCGATAAGCTTAGCATCAACGGCAGCGCCGTGAGCTTGTGCTGCACGCTTGATGTATTCAGACTGAACCTGAACAGATGATTGCAATGCATCCATTGAATCGACCTGCCAAGAGATTGTTGCACGAACATCGAGTGACAATGTGTCGACAGTTGCAGTCAATGCTTGTGGAACTGATGCTGCACCAGAAACGCGCTCTTCAACAGTGAATGATCCGAACTTAGGAAATGAGATTGATTTCATTCCAGGACCTGCATAAGCAGATACGTCTTGAACAGTGCCAAGCAATTTGCTTGATGCTGCTAGTTCTTTTTGAACCATCGCGCTGATAATCGCGGCTTTTGTTGCTAATAATTCTGTGTTACCTGTGACGGCCATTGTCTACCCCTTGTAAAAAGTTTTGTTTCGATCCTATTTTAAATTCTTCCAAGCCTCTAACAACTGATCTGGTTTCATCTTACTGAAGTCAGTCCCAACTACTATCGGCGCATTTGCTGGAGATCCATCTACTACCTTTGGACCAGATTTCTTAAAGAGCATCGGATGTCTTTGCACCGTAGTCTCAAAAAACCTTTTTAGATCGTCGCTATTCACAGAAAAACCATCCTCTGCATTTACTTCGATCTTTCCAAACTCGTCCGACCCAGCCTTGAGCAACAAATCAACATCCAAACAACCTTGCTTGATCGCCTCCTCGCGGATACGACTAGCTACAGCTCGATATGCAAATGACCCGACAACATTGTTGATCTTATCATCGCGCTCTTTAACCTGGTTACGGAGTGACTCGATTAGTTCCTGGCTCTTACCCTGTGAGGCCATTTCCTTTTCTTCGTACTCTTTAACCTTCTTAGCGAGTTCATCGGCTCTTGCCTTGGCAGATTTCTCAGCCGCGACAGTTTTACGATAAGTCTCGTAGGCTACTGTATCTTTTGTTGCTTGTTTTTGAGCTTCGCCACTGGCAGTTTGCTCTTGAGTGTTATCGACACCACTGGTTTCGATTTGCGTCTCTGACATTATCTTGTCCCCTTGTTTTGGTTGTTGTCAACTGTACTTGACTTAAGTCTATTTAAAAGTCTTTTTTATTCTCTCGTTGAGATATTTTCTGACGATCCGATTTATCACATTCGTCATCTGCTTATTTATTCCAAACACCTTTCGCCCTTTATCGGCTAGGTACTCGACAAGTTTTGGATTGGTTGGAGTATTCTTTTTGCTAACTGGCTTTCCATTTAGATTCTTATATGGAGTTCTTTGTCCTGTTGCATCAATGGTAACCGAACCGTCCTCTTTGTTTATCCGAAGCAGTTTTATCGAGTCGATTAATTGTCCCGTGAATGTTACGTTTGATAGGCCTGCTCGGTAATACTCTGATGGCTGGTTTGTCTTTGTTAGTTTCTTTTTTCTTTCTTCCCATGCTACACTATTCTTTGGATGTTTTTTTCCTGATGGGCTATGGCCTGCACGATTGAATTGCTTAGTGAGCTCAACAGTTTTCTCACCAACCTCAACCAGCATCTGAGCATCTTTCCTGGTTTGATCAAATAGCTCTTTTATGTTTCCTTTGAGCCTGCTGATCCCTTCGATGCTGACCTTGGTTTTTGCCATCACTTAACGCCGATCTTATTTGCGTTCATTACGATCCTTGCAATAGTAGCCAGGTTGGTGCGATCAAAAATATCCTTGGCTGTGATCTTTGAATCCTTGTTTACATCAGACTCATACTCACTGGCCACATCATCAATATCGCCAGCAGTAAGCCCAAGGAATGGACGAGGGTATTTAAACGTCTCACCGACCATGTGATTATAAGCTTTCGGCGCTTCTTCATTGTCGATCCCTATCTCTATTTTATTTTTATCATCAGCAATTAAATCGATTGATGCTAGCATTGATCCGGTTAGCTTCATGTTAACGGTGCCATCTTTATTGAATGCTTTATACTCAGGGCTAGCCATATATTCTTTTGAATATTTATGTAGCTTTACCTCAGATCCGTTTCCATTAACACCTTTGCCATCAGCCGTACGCTCCTCAATCTTTGATATTAAACTCTCAGCTATATTCCTACGCAGGCCAGGATCGACAATTTTCTTGCCGAACATTTTCTCAAGATCAATCTCAAGACTGACTTTATCCTGCGATAGATTACGCTTTGGCTTCATTCATGCCTTGCACTGGTGGAATAACTGGTGGTGCCACTACATCAGGAAGTGGCTGACTCATCATTTCAGCATCGACTGCATCGAGCACCGCCTGAGCTTGCTCTTTATCTAGATCATCCAACTCCTCAAGTGCTTGCTGCTTAGTCATAAGACCTAACTCGATTTTCTTTTGGATGTAGTCTATTTTATCATTCTGCGATTGCACCATAGCTGGTTGCTTGAAATCGATCTCAACCTCAGCATCATCTGGGATCACAAAGGACAGAAACTGTGAGTCAGTACCAAATGTAACTCGTGACCACTCACGGATGAGATCAAAAAGCTGATCCTCAACGCACTCATAAACAGCCATGTCCTGCTTTGTGCTTTCAAACTGTTCCATCATACCGAGTAAGCGATCGATACCTGAGTTATACTTTATCGTCTGGGCCTTTCCGTTTACGATATTCGGATCAAGCCCACGGCTAGTTAAGAAATTACTAAGCAAATTCTCGACGTGCTGAATGCTACCAGCCACATCAGGGTTTGCCGATGCATAACCAAACTCAGTAGCGATCGGGTTGTTTGGATCTACAGGCAAATGCAAAATCTTATTCGGCCCGATTGATAAATTCTTAAGCCCTGCCATATCAGCAGGAGCTTTTAGAAATGCCACAGCCCAGCCTTGCATCTTTACAACTTGAGCAAGGTCTGAGAGTGCTCCATTATACTGGATCGTGAAATCAACCAGTGCCTGACCAATGCGAACGAAAAACTCATAGTCCTTATCGCCACTCACATCAATGAATGGCAAACAACCAAGCTCATTCGGCACCACTTCAGTCTCGATCTCACCGCGACCATTGAACATGAAGTTATTTTCTTTGGTCCAGACATAATATTTATTCAGCGACTTCTGGTAATCATCAGCATCAGCGATGCTCTGATTAGTGCCATCTGTTTTAATGTACTGCTTTTTATCAAATGCTGACTGAATATATGCCTGAGCCTTTTCTGGATCATCATCCGATGGGATCACATCCAGGTGATGCGGAAGGAGCGTCTTAATACAGAGCTCACCCTTGCCACTGTGCTCATCCGGTTTCACTAGCACCTTGATAAAGTTCTGTCCCTGGATTTTAAAATAAACATTCGATTTAAAAAGCTTTTGATCTACCTCTGATTCTTCATATAGCTTCTCGAGCTCATCTTTCTGATCATCAGACAATGTCCCATGAAACTCACGATCTGGTGCTTCTTTGTATAGGCTGGCTTCCTTATTGGCAATCCGCCGACAGAGATTCATCGAGCTGATGATTGGCATCTCTAGAACTGTGCGCTCTGAGTATTGACTGAGAAGATAGTCTCTTACATAGCGGTCTAATCTATCGTTATAGACTTCGAATGCTGCCAGTGATGATGCTTTCCTGATTCGATTCTCGTTTGAAATAATATCTTTAAGAAATAGCTCTCTATCTTTTTGACTTAATAAGTCCATTTTATTATCCAATCACTGAAGCGGTTAACTGACGGTGGCCTATCGGATTTAGACGCCAACACATATAGCCTAGAGCATCGGAAATATGCGTCAAGTGCTTGTTCGTGCCAGACTGGTCTAGCTCGTTATTTTTCCAGACAACCTTTTCTAAATCATTTATTAATTTCTTACACCTCTGGTCAATTATGATTTTATCATCCGCCAGAAGTCTGTTCACGTTATTAACTCTATCGGTAACAAATGGATTTCTAGTTGATTCAACCACAAATCCAGATTGCTCGAGTATATTAAAATCACTCATACCAGAGGTCTTTCTATTTCTAGATGTGCTATCTGGTATGATCCGACAACCGCTATATCCTTTAGAATTAAGTTCTGCACACATTTTATATGTGTCACTATTCTCTAAATATATCTCATCAATGATATGAAACTTATCATTCACATACTGGCCAATAATTGCGGTCATCGGGTTTACGTTAAAATCCATCCCGATAAATGTTGTGCCATGAGTTTTTGTCACTGGCTTAATGTGGCTATCACGTTTGAAAGCATAATATACCTGGCCATTAGACTCATCATTAAACTCACCATGAAGAAATCTATTGCGCTCTTTCTCAGGCATAGCTTGGAGCATAGATAAATAATCCTGATCAATGTTCTCAAGATTTCCCTCTGGATTCATCTGGAAATATTCATACTGTTCTGGATTTGACAGTGGCACGTTATCAATCGGATCTAGCTTTTTAATAAACAAATGATAAGACCAATGTGATTTAACGCTCGGGTTTAAATCATAATAAACTTTTTTTGCTAACGTATTTCTTTCGGCCAACCTAGTAAGCGCCATCTGAATGCTTGTGTATGGTATTTGTGAAACCTCGTTAAACCATAAAGTGCTAAACTCAGTTCCTAATATCTTTTCAACCCTCTCACCAGTATCAAGACCAGCAAAGAATATCTGTGATCCATTTGGCAGTGATGCAATGTAATCTGTTTTATTAAGATCATATTTTAACAAAGGAAAACACACAGACATCACCTTTGGGAATGTCTCAAGCACGATGGATCTCTTTACATGATTGAAATTCAGCCTGAGCACACAGTGCCGAGACTTCTCTTTCGATGCTCGAACGATAACAGCATACATGAGCAGGAATGATTTGCCAGATCTAGACCCACCAGAGAGTGCTACATGCTTCGATGGTCCAGACAAAATCCTGGTGGCCTGTATCTGTGATGCTGTTTTTTTGAACTCACTCATCAGAGTTTTGTGTCGTCGTTATCAATCTTTATTTGAATAGGTACTCCAGTGATCTCAGTCTCAGACTTATCCTTCTGACCTAGGTACTGTTTACCAAGCCAGATAAGTATTGCTGGAGTGCCTTTTTCAGCTGATTGATATTGCAATCTTCTGAGTGAAATCAAACCCTTCTCTTTCTTTTCTGCGTAATAGTCCGCAAATTTCATATCAAATTCTTCAGTAACTTTTCTTTCTATCGTATCAACTGAGCACTCAAACCAAGCTGCAATCTCTTTAATTGTGCACTGAATATGGCAAAGCTTATCGAAAGCCGCCCAATCAATAATGATAGGCTTTGGTCCACGTTTAGCCATTCAGCACCACCTTTGTGGTTGCATCGTCAGATTTATTGGATTCCTTAATAGGCCTGGTCATTATTTACCAGCCTTATGTTTTTGGATAATATCCAAAGCGATTTTATTGCAGTATAATTTTTCAACCACAGCGCTATTTCCGCCATTTGAAAATGTAGTCCTATGCGAAAACTCTTTAAGCAAATAAAACCTAGTGTCGATTAAATTATATTCAGAAATGAATAACGGATTATATTGCTCTGCAGCCCAGTCTAAAAACTTAGCATGACTAAATGAAGATCCATAATCAGCGGTTCCATGATAAGGAATATCGCAATAAATAACTGAGTTTGGATTTATCTCTACTTGCTCGTATGATTTATTTGTAAACGATACGAGCCGTTCGAGCTGTTGGAGCTGTTGGAGCCGTTCGAGCTGTTCGAGCTGTTGGAGCTGTTGGAGCTGTTTGAGCTGTTTGAGCTGTTTGAGCTGTTGGAGGTCAACACGCCCGCCGCGCTTACTTGCAATTATTCTTTTAAGATAAAGTCTTTTTCCAGTAATATCTAGCGTATTTGGCCACTTACTTATACCA